TTATGTCCCCGCTCTTTGCTCACAGTGCCCATGTCTTCAAATTTCACCGGTGCAGAAAATTGCGTTACAGATGTTCCGCCGGAAAAGCCTGCATTCATTGATTGTTGATTACTTCCAATCGGTTTTGCAATTACATTCGCTACTACTTCGGTAATATATCTTCTCTGTCCGTCCGGCGTGTCATATGACCTGGTGGAATATCTTCCTTCGATAAAAACATAGCTTCCTTTGGTGAGTTCGTTTCCGGCGGCTTCTGCCAGTTTCCCCCAGGCGGTTACATTGACCCAGTCTGTCAGTTCCAGTGTGTCCCCGTTCTGTTTTGTAATTCTCTTACTTACACCTACGGAAAATGACGCTACGGCTTTCCCTGTCTTCGTTGTTCTTATAATTGGATCTTTAGCAAGATTCCCCGTGATTTGTACTGTGTTCATTTTCTTACCTCTCTATGTATACTTCCGCATTCCTGCGTCCGAACTCTATCGCTTCATCGTATGAGTTTTTAAATATATCTATGCCTTCCATGCCGCCTCGGTCTTCCACGGTGTACCAGTGTCCGTATATCTGTACTTGTGTTCCGAACGGCAGCCAGTTGCACGCTATGGTTCTGCCTTCAGTCGGTATCGTTCCGGATGCAGTGTGTTCATTTGAGCATTCATAAGGCGTATATACTGTGAGTTCTGTCGTTACCCATTCTGCTTTTATAATTCCCGTTAGCCCGCATATAAATACCGCTGAAAATAAAACAATCCATAAGTTTCTAAACATTGTTATGCTCCTTTCTTTTTTAGCTTTCTGATTTCAACATCTCCAATGAGGATCTTTTCTATTAGCGTTCCGTTGGCTTTTGTCCAGTTCTTCCCAACCATTACCATTAAGCCTTTCCGCTCGTCTATGCAGAAGTGTTTTGATACTCTCTTCTCCGCTGGAAATAATATGCCGAATTCTTCTCCAGGCTTGATACCGAATATGTCTGTAAATGGTTTGATGTAGTTCATTCTTCTACCTCGTCTATTCTGTTAATTTCATGTATAAGCAGTGCCGCTGCTCTTTTCAGATTTGTTTTGCGTGATTTTACTCCCCGTATCTTTTTGCCGTGAATGATTGTTGTACCACCTATCAGGTACGCCGCCATGACGTTAAATAGTTCTGTATTGCTATATGGTTCCGCCGGAAATCCTCGGGATATTTTCAGTATTTCTTCTTCTGTGTCTGTCATTGAATACCTCCTATATCTTTTATGTACTGTTCATATCCGTTTTTTATTCTTTTAAATTCAATGGCCATCATGATTTCTTGCGGACCATCTTCATATACTTTCTTAATTGCTGCTTTTATGATGACTATCGGACTGGTAATCAGTGTTATCAATGACGCCAATATTACTACACCGGCTATGGTTACCATGGCGGTAATTGCTCTTCCCACTCTGCACGGGATCATACCGTATACAAGCTTCTGCCATTTCCTATAACCTTTATATGCACGGATATAATCTATTTCGTTCATTTTTCCTCCATGAAATCAAAGAGTGTTGGTGTTTCCTGGTTTTCTTCTTCCCGTTTGAGATACCAGCATCCGTCACGGTAGTATTCCTGATTGAGTTCTATTCCTATGCCTTTCCGCCCTACTTTCATTGCTTCCAGCGGTACTGTCATCAGTCCGCCGAATGGGTCAAGCACAGTTTCCCCTTCGTTGGTATACCGGTTAATCAAGCGATCTACGATGTCAAACTGGAGAGGGCATAGGTGCATTTGTTTTCTTCTTTGTGATTGTTCCGTGTTGAGTGTTCTCATACGGTTTACATCGTCCCACACGTCAGGAGACCAGCTTGCGGGATCTATGCACATAAATGTGGCGGGCAGTTTGTTTTTTTCGTCCATCGCATTGGCCATCTCTACATGCTTATCAAAGTCATACACGGTTTCTTTACTGTATTTGTTGTACAGTTTTCGTATATCCGATATGGGCATGTCTTTCAAGTCATCAACGGACAACTGCCTGTTTCCGCTGCTTCTCCAGAATGCATGAGCGTCTAATTGCCACTGCCCGCGGGTATATTCTTCTTTATTCTTTGTGACAGGTGTATCTGCATAGGCTCTTGATGTATCCGTAGGTAGCTTTCTGAACAGCAGGATGTATTCCGGGCAGCCCACTCCCATTTTTGTGCCGTCCTTGCACTGTTCGGTCCATCCAAGACGGTATGTCTGATTGTTCTCCCTGACCACGTCTGTTATGACGGTTATCATGCCGAAGAATTGGAAGCCGTGTTTCATGTAATGCATGATGGTCAATGCATGGAACGGTTCAATCGTCGGCATGCCTGTTCCCGTTGCGTTCCCGAATAGTACACGGTCTTTCACGTGGCATGCATATACTCTTCCTGGCTTCAAAATTCTAAGCAAATTCGGCGTTAAATAATCCATTTGCTCAAAAAATTTGTCTGTATTTTCGTTATGCCCGAAATCGTTATAGCTTGCACAGTATTCATAGTGATTTCCAAACGGAATTGATGTAAGAAGCATGTCCACTGAGTTATCTTGCATTTTCCCCGTTTCTTCAACACAGTCACCATGTATCGCGATGTAGTTTTTCCCTTTTGTTATGACTTCTTCCACGCCTATACTCCTTTGCATTTCAACTATAGCGTCATTTCGTGACAGTCCATATTTCCTGACTATTTCTTCCATGCTTTCCGTGAGTTTGTTATATTGCTCCCATTTCTTTTTCAGTACTTCCAGCACCTGCTGTTCTGTTTCCATGTATATGATGTCTATGATGACAGGTTTTGTTTGCAGGAAGCGGTAACACCTGTGTATTGCCTGAATGAAGTCATTAAATTCATAGTCAATTCCCATGAATATCTGTCTATGACAATGTTTTTGGAAGTTACACCCGCTCCCTGAAAGCTCTTTTTTTGTTGCCAGAATGCGGAAATCTCCACGTGAGAATCCTATGGTGTTTTTCTCCCGTTCTTCCATATCCTGTGAGCCGTAGATAAATTTAGCTTCTGGGATTGCATGTTTGATGGCATGCCGCTCGCTCTCCAGATCGTGCCAGACGATGAAATGCTCCGCCGGTGATTGGTCTATAATCTTTCTGGTCTCTGCCAGCCTGACATCAATGCTTTCTCTTTTCTCTCTGGCCGCTGCCGAAAGTCCCACGGCAAAGTCTTTTATAAGTTTGACCTGCCCGTTCTTTTCTTCTTCATTCACGGGTTTTGTATTTGCCAGCATGTGGTAATTCACTTGCAGCGGCGGAAGGTTATATCCTTCGTCGCTATACCCCAGATCAGAGGGCTTTTGAATAAACAGTGCCCAGGTAGACAGCCACAGCCAGAATTCTTTTTCTTTATGCGGATAGAGAGTGAGGTTATTTGCTTTTGTACTGTCCCGCTGAAAGAAGCGTGTTAATGCCTGTCCCGTATCCATGATTTCTAAATATCCACCATAGTGAATTAATTCTTTATATCTGTTTGGTGCGGGTGTAGCCGTGGCAACAAGTTTGTATTTCACGCCTTTAAATTTTGGCAGAAATGTCTGATATGTTTTGCTGCCGAAGCTTCTTAAAACGGACGCTTCGTCTAAGCTGCAGGCTGTGAAGTGATGGGGATCTATATCTCCGTCGCGGATTCTTTCGTAGTTTGTAATCAGAATTCTATTGTCTGCGGCTTTGATTTCTTCCATGTTTCTTACATATGTCGGAGCGGGGATATTGAGCAGATGAACCGCGTCTTCCGCAAATTCCTGCTTGACGCCTAGCGGGCAGACAATCAATGCTTTTCCTCCTATTTTCTCGGTGAGTACACGGCACCATTCTAGTTGCTGAATACTTTTCCCCAGCCCGAATGCTTCAAACAAGGCCCTGCGCCCGCCTTTGAGCGCCCACAAAACAGCATCTCTCTGGTGCGGTTTCAATGCGTGACTGATATCCGCCTGACTGACTTCTATTCCTGAGATAGGTGCTTTTATCACTTTGTCTTTCAAAAATTCTATGTATGTTTTCATGTTCTTCTCCTCGGCTTGTCTCTTGCCTGTTTCACAGTACATTCTTTTTTCTTCTTCGGTACTCTTGACTGTGTAATCGGCCATACGTTCCTTTCGTTCACTTTATACATTCTGTAAAACTGGTAAGGAAATCCGTCCGCTGTGTAGCCGCTTTCTACTTTGACTATCTGGTAGCCTTTTTTCGGTGTCGGATTGTTTTTCCATTTCCGGGCGTAGATGGTTACTTTTTTCACGTTTGGCTGTTTCAGATTTTTAGACGGTACCCATCGGATTTTCTGTACGGCATTTTCATTTCGGATTTCTTCGTCGGTTTCTTTCACAAAATATTCCGCAAGTCTCATAGCGTCTTCCGGGCTCCCGTCAAAATACCGGAATGACCTGTAATTGAATTTTGCCCACGGCCAGCATTCATTAATTTCTGATCTTGATATTCCGCAGTCATTAATCAAGACGTGATGATGGACTCGATGTCGGACATGTTCTGTGACGTAGATGTATTTCAGTTCCGCATTTTTCTTTTTATATTTTTTGCGGAGGTCTCTGATAAATTTTCTTATTCTGTTTTTTGCTTCTTCTGCTGTCGGCTCCGGATTTGCATATGTCAAGTCAATACGCAGATCATCTCTTTTGAAATTGGTAGCTATGAGCCGGTAGAGTTTTGTTTTCGCCCGGCGGGAGTTTCTTTTCTTGAGTCCATCATCTGTTTTTTGAATATTTGGACCTCTGACTCTGTTACCCCCTAATCGATATGTGTGATATTTTTTCACTTCATAAATTCCGGGAGCTTGAAATATTTCTTTTCGGTACGGCACTTTTTTAAATTCCTGTTCCAAGAATTAACTACTATATCAAGTCCTCAAAAGGGGCTGAACTCCCCTTTTTTCTTGACATTTTGTGCCGTTTCACTTATAATTTATGTAGTGATTTGGTGCTACGGCACTTCCGCTCAGGATTCTTCCCTGGGCGGTTTTATTTTTCTTCTTTTTCGTTGTTTTCTTCTTCTGGTTCTTCTGTCTTTTCCCGGTATATGCATCTCTGCATAAAGTCCAGGTAATGTTCGCATTTTCTACAGTGTTCCTGACATATATTGGCTTTTTCTTTTCTGCAGCATACGGTCTGGAATACTTTTGCTTTGCATACACGGCATTTCCTGTTGCGGTAAACTTCTACCGTTTCCCCGCCTGCCAATTTCATGACTGCCACTCTATGATCACCCTTTCTTTTCTGTCCCCGCTTTGGACGATCCAGTGCCCGCGTGGATTTTTTATTATCTTGAATTTTCGTCCGCCTGATGATGTATAAGTGTTGTTTTCATCCATAAAAAATACCGGCATTTCTTTCTGTGGTATCAGCCGTTCTTTATCCGGTGTTTCTTCTATCAGCCAGCCGATAGGCTTCTTCCGGACGTTGTCCCACAAAAGATATATGTCAGTACTTCGCCCACTTGGGCTTCTTCGGAATACATCCTGCTCTTTTCTTTTTGATTCTTCGCTCTTCTTCCGTTTTATAAAGTTCCTGCAGTTCCATTTCATGTTCTTTTCTCCATTCTTTAACCGCATGACAGTTAAGATATGTTTTGATTTGTTCATCCATGTACTGTTTTCGCGTGCCGGAGAGTCCGTGTGCTTTGAAACGGTGCGTTTCGTATGACAGATGAATAAGATTATCTTCCTTATCCGGTCCCCCGCTGCCTGCGTGTTTCGCATGATGGACCTCCCCGCGCGACGGTGGCCACTCTCCTATGATGGATTGGTACGTTTCCGCCAGCTCCTCGTCCCTTTGTTTGACAAGCCGGCATAGTTTTCGGAATGCCGTTTCCGGTAGTTTGAATCTCACTTTTTTCTCCTTTTCTTTGAATATCTCCATGTCTCATCCGCTCGATAAACGTAGAATGAACAATCCCGATGGACAGGAACCATGTTTCCCTTTCCGTCTTTCGTCCACATCACATATTCGGCGGGAATTGCTTTCTTGCATTCGTGGCATATCATTCTACGCTGCATATTTCCCCCGTCGGTTTCATTTCATAGATCTGCATATCCATTACATAAGCAGCGGCATATTCCTGATTGCACCCCTGGCTTTCTCTCCAGTTTCCGCAGAGTATAAGCGCGTTGCATCGTTGCAGCACTTCTAAGCAGTCTTTCATCGGCTTATGCTGATGATCTTTGTCATATGGTGCATATCCCCAGTTGTGCAATGGGGAAAACAATGTTTTTTCTGGGTATTTCGCTTGCAACATTTTTAAATATGTCTGTACTCTTTCTTTATTCGTCTCATCACCGCCGTACGGGTGGGCAATGTAGAGTAACTGACCTTCTATATATTCTCTTTTTTCCATTCCTAATCTCCTTTCTCCATTCGTACAAGAATGCACTTTTCCATCGTATCAATAACTCTTTTTCTGACTTCCGGATCACGGCTGCTCATCATTCCTATCAGTTCCGGCGGACACTGGTCGCGGTATAGCTCGTTAATCGCAACGGCAACTGCTAATGAAAAGAATTTATCGTCGAAGCCTTTTACTGCAATATCGTATTGTTTCAGCTCGTTATCTGCTTGTATCTTCAGCTCGTACATTCGGGATTTCCCTCACTTTGACAACGATTTCTTGTCCGGGCTGTAATGTTCCCGGGTCTTTAATATTGTTTTCTTTCGCGGTTCTCCAGACTAACTCTTGGAGATTTTCCCGCCCGCCGGAAACGCGGTCACATACATTCCATAATGTTTCGCCTTTTGAAATGTTCACCGCGTATGATATTGCCGGTGGCTCTGGCTGTACTGCGTACCCTGCGATACCGACAGTAATCATGAATGCGGTTAGGAATTTATGCATGATAACTTCTCCGCGACCGCAATCATCATTGTCACGAAAACCGCCAGCCATAAATAATTCATCATTTTATCTACCATTTTTACGCCCTCATCTTTCTAACTTCCGCCCGGAAATCATATCCGCTTTGTTTCATCTTCCGTTTCTGCGCATTCTCTTCCATCTTCCGCCGGATGGCCGATTCCGCATCTTCGGGGTCAAACAGATATGCTTTCCCCGACGGGATGAACGGTATCTCCCCTGTTCGGCACAGCATCCGTATCGTTGTGACCGGATATCCCGTTGCCTTGCAGAAATCCTTTGTGTTTGTAAGCACGTCTTCCCTCTCTTTCTTTTTTATTCACTTTCCTTTTGATATACTGTGTTCTGAAAGGATGTGATTTTTATGCTCGAATTCAGCGATTTGACGAAATTTGACCTTAAAATCCTTGAATATGTAAAAAATAACGGACCGATTTCCGAAGAAAAAATTATTAGTCATTTCGATTCGGACCCCGACGTTACAAGTCTCCGCATTCATGAACTTTCAAAAGTGTCTTATAACATGAATTATCCCAATTACAATGGAGTCCCTATTCCTATTTCTGATTCTTCTTATCTTAATAAAGAGTATCGACATTACCCTGATGACGACGGCATGCCTCAATCTGAATACACTGGATTTGTTTCCATAAGCAGACGTGGGAAAAAAGCTCTTCAAGACTGGAAACAAAATGAATCTGATAGGTTTTGGGATATCCGGCTTTGCGGCTATCTCACCCTCGTTGTATCTGTCGCATCTTTCGTTCTTGCGTTTTACAATACTTTTTGTGACTGATATCATCGAGAACAAACAATGATGAATCCTACAACAGATATTGACAGTGACAATATCGAAATAATAAACGCAACTCTGACCAAATTCTCATCAGACATTTTCCTCACCTCTCTTTCTCCTTATCTTAACTATACTTAACTTTTATGGTAAAAAAAGAGTGTCGATTGTAAGGTTTAATGCCTTGCTTATTGCAAGCATGGTTGAGAATTTAATATCCGCCGGTTTTTCAGATTCAATATCATATATCGTCGGTGGAGTAACACCTGCTTTATCTGCTAACTGCCTTACGCTCCATTTCCTTTTTTCCCTATAAAACTTTACTTTATTCACTTTTTTCACCTCTCTTTCTCCTTTCGTTTTACACTTTACCATACTTAACACAAAAAGTAAAGTGTGGTAAAGTGAATTTATTAAGTGCAGTTTACACCCTCTTATCTATATGCTAATATGTATAAAAGAAATGAGGTGATTAAATTGCGATTGTCCGATATAGTAAAAAATTACAGAATGCAAAATGGATTAACACAAAACGATCTTGCAAAACTTGCTAAATGTTCCAAACCATACATAAGCATGATTGAGAACGGTAAAGACTCTAAAACAGGTAAACCTGTAAATCCATCAATCACATTTTTGCACAATTTAGCGATTGCAATGAATATGACATCAGAAAGATTATATAAATTACTTGATAAAGATATTTCCATACGACTGAATGATGTTCCTACAGATTTCCAACCTTCTCTTACTAAAAAAGACGAAAAAGACATCCAAAAAAGACTGTCCGACATTTTGAATGATATAGACAGTCAGGATGCTATTGCTATGTATAACGGCGGGGAACCGATGGATCCGGAAACACGGGAATACATGAAAGCATCTCTTGAAAATGCCCTCCGCTTTGCAAAATTAAAAGCAAAAGAAAAGTTTACTCCAAAAAAATATCGTAAATAAAGGATTACATCATGAACATCATGAACATAAAGAAACTTGTAAAGGGTATGGCGGATCGTCACAATACAAGAGATCCGTTCCGTATTGCTGCAGAAAATAACATCTACATTTTATACGAAGAGCTCGGAAAGAATTTGGGATATTTCAGTAATCTGTTTCGTATCAAAACAATACGGATAAATAATCTTGCCGATCCGTTTCTCCAGCCGTTTATTTGTGCTCATGAGCTCGGCCATGCGCTGCTTCATCCACACGCCGGCACCCATGCTTTTAATCGAAATTCTTTTATTGCTAACTGCAAGATTGAAAAAGAAGCGAATCAGTTTGCCGTAGAATTGCTGTTCCCTGATGAATTGATAGCTTGTCATCCGGAAACGGATATTTATAATCTGGCGCGTACATTCGGTATTCCATATCAATTGGTTTATCTTAAATCCATTTCTCACAGAGCACGTCATTTATAAAGGGGGATAAATTATGAAAAAAGTAGAATTGTTGATTGCACTATTGATTACTATCATGTCTTTATTTACATTTAATATCGCTTATGCAACGGCTCCAAATGTCGCAGTTTTAATGTCCGGTGCAAGACAAACTACAAAAGATAAAAATGAATTGAAAGAATTAAAATCAAGACAGCAGTTAATCGTGGATGCTATGCAAGGGTCAATGATACCGGAAGAAAAAACAGTGCAGGTCGCGGATGATTATATTTTAGATAATAAGATCAGTACTTCGTTCAGTACGACAGATTTAATTAATATCGGAAAACTCCTAAATGCTGACTATATCGTATATAGCCAATTTTATATTGATAAAATAAATGCACCTGGATTATTTCATACAACAATGAAATTTAAAGGACAAACTGTATTAACAATTATAGATGTTCACTCTGGCGAATATAAATATAAAATTTCAGAAGATGTAAATAACGGAAAATTGAAAGATGTTTCACAATCTATGGCTATTGTGTATGACAAATCAATAACGGATATTAAACTAAAAGGGTTAAAATTTTAAAAACGAACTATAACAGCATTGATAACACTGAAAAGAATTAAATTGGTAATCGGAGGGATACTATGGATTTTAAAACATACAAGGTTATTGAGATCGTTGATGATATTACCCTATTAATTGATTACGGATTTGATAATAATGCTAAGAGAGGCGACACCCTTCGTATTATTGAAAAAGGTGAACGTGTAATGATTGATGGTACTGATTATGGAACGCTTGATCCGATTAAAGCTATTGTTGAGGTTATCACTCCTTATAAACAATTTTCTGTATGCAGAAAAGTTATTCGTGGGACCGTTCATCTTTTGGATCCATTAATATCTGCAAGAACCACCATGTTGAAAATGAATCCTCTTAATGTTGATGCTGAAGATATGACTAATCGTGCCATTCCAACATCTGCTCTTCCTGTAAAAAAAGGAGATACTGCTTTGTTAACTAATGAATAATTCTTGACATACTTTTATCTCGTGCTATACTATGAGTAGTGAAATGCTTACAACACTTCTTTATGTGTTGGGCACTGATCCCCCACTACTTCATTGTAGATGGGGGATCTTTCATTTGGAGGGTTTTTATGGCATATGATAAGCCTTTTCTATCATATGATAAGCAGATAGATTTGTTGATACAGCGCGGTTTATTGATTTTCAATAGAGATTTCGCTACTCGTGCCCTTAGCACATTGTCTTACTACGATCTGATTAATCGGTATAAAAACCATTTTATGACCGCAGATGATGTTTTTCATCCTAATATCACAATTGAATATCTATATGATTTTTTTCTGTTCGACAAGGAAATACAGTCTTTTATTTTAAAATACAGTGTTCTTATAGAATCTATTTTTAAGACAAAATTCTCATATACCCTTTCACATAATATAGGTGTAGATACTTCGCAATATTTAAAGCCTTATTATTATGATCAAGCTATTGTTAACTCAAATCTCACGTTTAAAGATGTTCATTTGGAAATTTTTAAGTGGCTGAATGGTAATACTGTTAAAAATCCAACTAAATACTATCTTGAAAACCATAACCATGTCCCTCCATGGATTTTATTTAAAAATTTATCACTCGGAAATACTATAAATTTATTCAAGTTTTTTTCTCATACGTCAAAGCATGATCTTGTTGATTCCATTGTTACAACTCAAAATATATCTTTTCCGGACAAAGTATCATTTATATCCTGTGCGATAGATGCAATACGTGAATTTAGAAACTGCGCTGCTCACAGCTTGAACTTTACCGAACTCAGAATAAATAGCAGGCGCCGCCCCGCTCCATCAATTCTTTATAAATTAACCGGTACTCCATTCCTGACTAAAAAGGATAAAAAAATACTCAGTTTCGATAAAAAATCTACATTAGGTATATATGGATGTATGCTGTCCATGTTTATTTTATTGGGGGATCCTTATCTGCAATCAAAATTTATCTCTGATTTTTTAACTTTACTATCTCCATCTAATCTATCTAATGTTGAACTTTATAATACATATGCAGAAATTACAGATATGCCTCTGGATATTTATCAGCGTTTCCTTACGTATTACAAAAATATAAATAGATAGTTTACAAGACGGCAGAGGTAATCATATGAAACAGTATAAAAGAGGTTCTTTGGTCTACGATAAACTCCATGACAGTTATCGTGCTTTTATCATGATCAACGGGAAAAGATATTCTAAGCGTTTTAAGCATAAAGACGATGCCATGGACTGGATGTCACGGCAGAAAATAGCAGAGCGTGACGGTAATTTTGTTGAGCCATCAGATATGCTTGTCGGTCAGTGGCTTTTGTATTTCCTCTCTACTTATAAAAAAGATACTGTCAGAGCCAGTACATATGAAAGATATCTCTATCTTGCCGCAAAGATTGAGCCTATTTCAAAAATCCCTCTCCAGTCCTGTACTGTATCTCATGTACAGGAATTATTAAATAGTTTAACTCCGGACTGTTCCCGCAAAGTTCACGTTCTTTTACATGCTGCATTTCAGCAAGCTGTAGATTTAAGTATCATTCAGAAAAATATCGTCCGTCTTGCAAAAGCAAAAAAGATTGTCCGGGATGAACCCGGCATATTTAATAAAGATGAAATTAATAAAATCCTTTCTTATACAAATGATAAAATCCCCGCTTTCTATCCCATTTTCCTTTTAGCGGCTCATACTGGCATGCGGAGAGGTGAAGTGTTGGGCTTGCGCTGGAAAGACGTAAATTTGAAGAATGGCACCGTTACCATCCGTCAACAGTTGCAGCGTGTCGGCAGTGAAATTACATTTCAGCCTCCGAAAACAAAATCAGGAAAAAGAAAAATCTCAATCCCCGCGGTGGTCACAAACGCACTGCAGGAATTGAGAAATAACGAAAAGACAATAGATATCAAGCAAGAAACACTTGTTTTCAGAAATGCAAATAATAACCCTGTCCGCCCGGAGGCTTTAGAACGGGCGTGGAAAAAGGCAATTACACAATGCAATCTGCCGTATAGAAATTTCCATTGCCTGCGTCACACCCACGCCACTTTATTATTAGCCGCCGGTATACCGATTATAGAAGTGTCCCGCCGGTTAGGTCATGCAAGAGTAAGCCATACTTTAGATTTATACGGTCACGCTATCCCAAGTTATGATGACCAAATTATAGAAAAAATTAATCAGATTTACGGTTAAAAAGTGGAGCAGTTTGTGGAGCAATCTCACCTATATTTTGCTCCACTTTGCCGTTTTTAGCCCCTTTTAGCCTTACAAATAAATCCGCCAAACATATTGGTTTTACCGAATAAATCGTACTTTTTAAAAATAATTCTTTCCGTATAAAACAGAACTCCGGAACCAGGTGCGAGGGTTCGAATCCCTCTAGGCGCTCCATTTATATTAAAACATTCTCGTTATAATCATAAAGTTGCACAAAACGCTAAATGTCGGCATATAGCACATCTAAATGTCGGCATATAGCACATAAAGAAGGTCGTAAATTAATAATGCGCCTTCTTTTTTATTTCATCAATCAGTATTTATAATCATTTTTCATCAATAAATATCCGTGGAATCCGTCTTAGCCCACAAAGAATTTCATAATGAATTGTACCGGCCAGTTCTGCCAGCTCATCCACTTTAATTTCTTCATCCCCCTGTTTTCCGATAAGAACGACTTCATCACCAGGCATTACGGTATCATCAACAGCCGCCATAAGCTGATCCATACAGATACGCCCCACGATAGGACAGCGTTTCTCTCCAATAAGAACTGCTCCTTTATTAGAAAGTGCACGGGGATATCCGTCTGCATATCCGATAGGAATCGTAGCGATTCTCATATCCTTTCCTGCTGTATATGTAGCACCATACCCTACGGTTTCTCCCTTATGCACCACCTGCACATGGGTAATATGGCTTACTACAGTCATCATATACTTTAAATCCAGATAATTCAGCATCGTATTAGAAGGAGAAGGCCCGTACTGGATAATCCCCGGGCGCACCAGATTGTACCAGCTTTCAGGAATATCCACGACCCCTGCGCTGCTTGCTGCGGAAATAACCAAATTCTCCAATGACGGCATAGCGGAAAGGGCCTCTTCAAATTCTGCCAGTTGTTTATACGCTTTACTCTTATTTTTTGCATCAGCTGTTGCCAAGTGGGTAAACAACCCATGAATATGCAGGTGGGGATATTTTTTTAATTTTTCCAGAAAGGCAGGTAAATCTTTTGCATGTGTACCGATTCGATTCATTCCCGTATCAATAGGAAGCATCACTTCCACCATTTTTTTTAAAGCGGACGCGGCTGTCTCCAACGCCTCCAAATTAGTCGTATCATCAACAGGAAGAATAAGTTCTTCATTAACACCCACGGACATTTCTTCCGGAAGCGGCAGTCCAAGGACGTAAACCGGACAATCAAAACCGGATGCCCTAACGACACGGCCTTCTTCCACTCGGGCTACCGCAGCACCGACGCAGCCTTCCTCTAAAGCTGCACGCAGGCACTC